CCGCCAGGACGCCATCCCCATCGACGATCAACTGACCTCACTGGAGCAGAGCGACCTGGTCACGCCCCAGCTCGCCCCGAAACGCAAGGGCGCCGGGATCGTCATCGACTTGCTGGACAACGAGTAAAGGAGCCGCCTTGAACCCCAAGACCGCCAAGAGAGTGCCCCGCGCCGACATTCCCATGCCGACCGAATGGAGCGAGTTTTTCAACGCTGATCACCAGGCCCAGGTGTGCCAGATCATCGAGTTCCTGAACGCGGGCGGCTACACGCGGGCATGGATCGGCCGGCTGGCACGGGGCAATTCCGCGACGCTGTCCGTGTTGCTCAATGGGAAGTACACGGCCGACCCGACGTACCAACTGAACCTGTTGACCTCGGCCCTGGACGCGTTCAGCAATCGGACGGCCTCGCCGCGTGTGACCTACGTTCCGACCAGCATTTCCAAAATGGTCGAGGTCGTCTGCAAGCGCGCCAGGGACTATCACAACTTCGGAATCCTGACTGGCGCTGTGGGCGTTGGGAAGACCGCCGCCGTCAAGGATTACTGCAGCCGTAACCCGCATACCGTCCTGGTGGAAGCCAACCCGAACATGACGCCCAGCGTCCTGCTGGACGAACTGCTGGAGAAGCTGTCCGCCGCCTCTGGGCGGTCCATGGATCAGCGGTTCAACGCCATCTGCACGGCGCTGGCGGGTTCCACCACGTTGATCGTGCTGGACGAGGCCGAGACGGTCATGCCGCAGTGCCTGCACTACCTGCGCCGCATCCGCGACAAGGCCGAAGTAGGCGTCGTGCTGGTCGGCACGGACCGCCTGCAGCAGATCATCAAACCGCTGCATGGGCAGTTCGACCAGATCCGCAGCCGCGTCGGGTTCTGGCCGCAGAACATCCGCGCGATCTCGCGCGAGGACGCTGACGCACTGGCCCAGGCCGCCCTGAATGACCAGGGCGAGCTGGACGACGAGGTCCTGGAGGCGCTGTGGCACTACTGCCGGGGCAGCGCGCGGATGCTCATCGAAAACTTCATTCCCGCGCTGCGTGATTACGGTCTCAAGAAATACCCGCTCACAGCCGAGTTGGTCGAGCAGGTCGCAGAAAAAGTGCTGTTCATGGGCGGCATGCGCCGCGAATGAGAGAGGCTGACATGGATACCCCTTTCCTGGTCCGAGAACCCGCGCGTCCGCCTCGCGTTCGCGTCCCGCTTCGATACACCCGTCTGGCGCTGATCCTCTGGACGGCCAGTGCCTTGGTGGTCGGCGCCATGCTGCCGGGCATCTACGAGCGCGGCCAAGCGTCCCGCATCCGCCTGGACAGCCTGCTGTGCGCCCCGATGGACACCATGCCCAGCCTGGGCGACCACTCGCCCGACGATGGCCCTCGGCCGCGCCTGGAGGTGTGACGCCATGACCGACGAACAAGCCACGCTGGAGCAGATTCGCAGCGTTGTGGCGAAGCTGCCCATTGAGCAGCGCGAGCAGACCGAGTCGGTTGCCGCGCAAATCCGCTGCCTCCTGGACTGCAATCCCGGTCCCGCCCATATCGCGCTGGCCCTGGTCGGCGCCGAACTGGCGGCCGAGTCCCCCGAGTAACCCGAAGAGGAAATCATGAGCACTAAGCAAGACATCCCCGCCGGCTATCGCCAGGACGCGAAGGGCCGGCTGATCCCGGAAGCGATGATCAGCGACATCGACAAGGCGCGCGACGCCCTGGTCCTGGAGCTGACCGCAGCCGCCCAGGCGCTGAACAAGCAGATGGCCGCCACCAAGCAGCGCGTTTTCGGCGACGTGCATGCGTTCGTGGCGATGAGCGCCGAGCGCTTCGACACGAAGCTGGGCGGCAAGAAAGGGAACATCACGCTGTACTCGTTCGATGGCCAGTTCAAGGTCATCGTGGCCACGGCTGAGAACATGGTGTTCGACGAACGCCTGCAGGCCGCCCGCGCGCTGATCGACGAGTGCATCAGCGAATGGAGCGCCGACAGCCGGCCCGAGATCCAGGTGCTGATCAATGCAGCGTTCGAGACGGACAAGGCCGGCAACCTCAATACCGGCCGCATTCTCGCGCTGCGCCGCTACAGCATCGATGACGAGCGGTGGAAGCGTGCGATGACCGCCATCAGCGAATCCGTCCAGGTCATCGGCAGCAAGCAGTACTGCCGGTTCTACCAGCGACGCGGCGACACCGACCAGTACGACCCGATCCCCCTCGATATTGCCGTCGTTTAACCCCTTTGCCCGTGTCGACACGGGCGCCAACCGCCGCGAGCTGCGGCATTTCCTACCACTGGAGAACTGCATGAACCTACCCGAACTGACCGCTGCCCTGGCCGACAAGACCGGATTCACCAAGACCACGGCGGACTCGGTGATCCGCGCCCTGGGTGAAACGGTCCACGAAGCTCTGCGCCAGGGCGACGAAGTCACGCTGCCCGGCCTGGGCAAGTTCAGCGTCAGCCACATGGAGGCGCGTACCGGCCGCAATCCGCAAACCGGCGAAGCCATCGAAATCGCCGCCCGCAATAAGCCGACGTTCAGCGCCGCCAAGGCGCTCAAGGACGCCGTGAACTGATCCACGCAAGCGAAACGGGCGGCCCAGGCGGGCCGCCTGTCTGCCCGGCGTGGTGGCCGGGTACTGATGAGCAGCCGATAACGGGGAGTCCTATGGAACAGCAAGACAAGGTGCCGGGCATCGTCCCGGTGTCGGAAATCAAGGAAGTCGCGGCCGAGTGCTTCGGGCCAAAGGGCGGTGACTGGATCGCCTTTGCCGAAGAGATCGCCCGCCGCGCGGTCTGCAATCACATTCAGGCCGAGCAGAACGGCCGCCTGGCCGCGCTCGCGCGCTTGGCCGACATGGGGGATGCCCGTTTCTTCGCCAGCAGCCTGGAGCGCTACGCCCATTGCAGCGGCGACCTGGAGTACAGCGCGGTCTGCACCGGTGCGGCGTCCATGATCAAGCGCCTGGTGTTCGGCAGCGAGATCGACGAGCGTGTCGCGGCTGCCGACCCCGACGCGGAGTTCGCGGACTGCCTGTTCAGGCGGGGTCAACACTTCATCCCGCGCCGCGTAGCGAACGGGGCTAACGCCGATCACGCCACGGTGTGGCGCATTGCAGGCGTGGCCAAGTATCCGGACGGATCTCGGCGCTACTACGGCGAAGAGCCCCGATTCGGCGCCATTGCTGTGGCTGAAAGCGAAGTCGTGATCACCGAACTGCCGGTGTCGCGCTTTCCGAAACCCCAGGTGGAGGCCGCTTGATCATGACGACAACAGCGTTCGACGACCAGTTTTCTCCAGCGCCGTGCCTCCGTCCGCCCACAGGGTGGTCCTGCACTCGGCCTGCCGGGCATAGCGGCCCCTGCGCAGCGATTCCGGTAGGACCTGCGACGCCCTTAGAGCATGAGCCCGGTCCCGCCGAACCCATGGCGGCAGACAGGGAGAGGCTACGCCGCTTCTACAGCGTGCGGACAGACGACGAATTGATCGACGCCCTGGTGCGACATGTCGAACGGCTCCAAGAGGCGCGGCCTGCAGTTGGAGGCGTCCAGACCTGCCGAGTGAGGGAGGGTTGACATGGCCTTGTCCGGAGATCCTATCAAGCGCGATTGCCAGCTTGTCCGCTTCAAGGCGGTCAAGGCCGGCATGACCGAGGACCAGTACAAAGACTGGCTGCAGGATCTGTTCGGCGTGCGGTCGGCCACCGAGTTGACCGACGCCGAACGCCGGCAGGCCCACGGCCGCCTCAATAAGCTGTTGAACCCCAAGGCACCTCCGTCCCGGGGCCTGCGCGAACCGCAGATTCAGAAGCTGGAGGCCATCTGGGCCGCCCTGGCCGCCCACGGCGCCGTGCGCAACGGTAGCCCCGAGGCCCTGGAGCGTTGGTGCAAGCGCCAACAGCCAAGGCTGGACGCCCTGCGCTTCGCCGACGTGGAAACCCTGCAGCACCTGATCGAAGCCCTGAAAAAGTGGCAGCGCCGGGTGGGAGCCCCCGCAGCCGCCTAGCCGCCATGGACACCTCCACGCTCAACGTCGCCCCGCTGCCCGAGTCCCTACGCACGCTGATCGAGTGCGTAGGGCAGCAGGCCGCCTTGCGCCTGCTGGAGTGGCGCGGCGGGGCGTACATTTGCGTCCCCAAGGTGATGACGGCGGATCACGAGATCCTGGACATCATCGGCCTGGTGCCGTTCGCGCGCCTGGTCGAGTGGTACGCGGGCGAAACGTTGACGCTGCCGAAGAACGACAAGGTCCTGCAGCAGTTCCGGCACCGGATGATCTGGCAGATGCGCAATCACGAGCGCCTGCAGGTCGACGAAATCGCGTTGAAGGTCGGCTACACCGTCCGCCGCGTTTACCAGGTGCTCGACGAGCTGGGGGACGACGCCCGGTTTCTGCCCCGCAATGGGGACCTGTTTTCGTCGGAATGACATGCCGGGCAGTTTGCGGGAGAGCGAACCCCGCGAGACCCTAGTTTAAAAACGGCTACAACCATTTTAAAAACGACGATCGTGGTCGGGTTGGTATCTTCGGGTGTCCGGCCCCTAAAAATCGCTTGTAGGCCGTTTTAAGCGGTCTGAGTTTTTCCCTCCCTTTGCCGGTCTCCACCGGCTACTGAAATAGTTCATCAGTACATCGCGTTGCCCGCAGCTCACACTGCGCCGCATGAGCCAACGCAAAGCCCCCCCCAAGCCCGACCTGTCCGACTGGATCGAGATCATGCGTGCCGGCACGCATAAAGACTCGAAGGGCAACGTCGTCACGTTCAGCCAGGCCGACCTGGACCAGATCATCGCCAACCATGCGTTGGGTGCGGCGCCGGCCGTCCTGGGGCATCCCAAGGACAACGATCCGGCCTATGCCTGGACCGCCGAGCTGCGCCGGGACGGCGACTCGCTGTTCACCAAGTTCGAGGACATCAATCCGGCGTTCGCCGATGGCGTGGCCACCGGGGCCTATCGCAACCGGTCCGTGTCCGTGTTCAAGGATTCGGCGCGGGGCTGGCGACTGCGGCACGTCGGCTGGCTGGGCGCCGCGCCGCCGGCCATGGACGGCCTGAGCACCCGGCGCGAGTTCGCCGCGCTGCCCGACGGCGTCGAGTTGCTGGAGTTTGCTGCGCCAGACCTGCGCGGCCTGGCTTGGGCGCTGGAGTCCGTGGGCGGCCTGTTCCGGGGCGTGCGTGAATGGCTGATCGCTGACCGGGGCCTGGAGGCCGCCAATAACATCGTTCCCGAGTACCGGATTTCCGAAGTGCAAGCAGCGGCCGAACAACTGCGTTCGGCCGAGCAAGACCCCGCCCCAACGTTCAGTGGAGACCCTGGAATGACCCTCACTCAAGCGGACATCGACCGCGCCCGCCAGGAAGGCGAGCAAGCCGGCCGTCAAGCGGCGCAAGCCGAATTCAGCACGCAGGTCGACGCAGCCAACAGCCGCGCGGCCCAGATCGAGAGCGAACGCCGCGCCGAGCGGATCCGCACGCAGATCGACGCCTGGAAGAAGGACGGCCGCGTTCTGCCGGCCGAGGAATCCGGCCTGGCCGAGTTCATGACCGCGCTGGATGCCGGCACGGTCGCGGAATTCAGTTTCTCGGCCAGCGATGGTAAGGAAGCGAAGAAGACCCCGGCCACCTGGTTTGCCGAGTTCATGGCCTCGCGCAAGCCGGTCATCCGGCTGCGCGAGCGGACCGACAACCTGCCGGACGGCGAGAAGGACATCACCGCGCTGGCGCACCAGTACGCGGCGGAGCAGGAAGCCAAGGGCATCACCGTTTCGCCCACCGAGGCGGTGGCCCACGTCAGCAAGCAAGCCGGCCTGTAAGGCGGCGGCACAACCCACTACGAGGATTCAATCATGTTGACCAACCTGCGCGGCCTGATCTCCAACGAAGTCGCCTCGGGCGCCATCGCGGACCGCCGCATCGTGCAGTTCTCCGGCGACGACAAAGTCGCCCAAGGCACCGGCGCTGGCGTGCTGTACGGCGTCTCGACCGACGTAGGCGCGGCCGATGGCGAGCGCATCGATGTCCAGCTCGACGGTATCGCCCCTGTGGTGTACGGCGGCGCCGTGACGCGCGGCAATCGTCTCAAGAGCGATGCCCAGGGCTACGCGGTCGTGGCGGCCGACACGGACGCCGCCATCGGTTTCGCCCAGGTCACTGGCGTCGCAGGCGATATCGGCGCGGTCCTGATCGACCGCACGACCGGCACGGCGGCGGGCGCCTAAGCCCTCCTATTTTTCTCCAACCTTTTCCGGAGCCACCATGGCCAGCCCGTTTCCCACCGATCCCCAGTTGACCGCCATTGCGGTCCTCGTCAAGAACCGCCAGATGATCGCCGACCTGGTCCTGCCGCGCACCGCGCCGCTGAAGAAGTCGGAGTTCAAGTACCAGAAGTACCCCATCGAACAGCAGTTCACCGTGCCCGACTCGAAGGTAGGCCGTCGCTCGCGCGTCAACCAAGTCGAATTCAAGGGAGAGCTGGTCACTGACTCCACGGCGGATTTTGGCCTGGAACATCCCCTGCCGTTCAGCGACGAGCGGGACGCCCCGGACAACACCAACGTGGAGGGCATGACCACGGAATGGCTGATGGGCCTGGTGCTGCTGGGCCGCGAGGTTCGCGCCGCCAATCTCGTGTTCAACGCCGCCAGCTACGGCGGCAACTCGGAAACCGTGTCGGCGGGGGGTCGCTTCGACGATCCCACCTCCGATGCGCTGGGTCTCGTGTTGGACGTGCTGGATCGCCCGATCATGCGCCCGAACGTCGTCACGTTCGGCCAAAGTGAATGGCGCGCCTTCCGGACCCATCCGGCCATCGTCAAGGCCGTGCACGGCAACAGCGGCGACTCGGGCGCGGTAACCCGTGAACAGGTGGCCGATCTGCTGGAGCTGGACAAGGTCCTGGTGGGCCGCAGTCTGGTCAACATCGCCAAGCCGGGCCAGGCCGCGAACCTCAACCCCTGCTGGCGTGGCGGTGTGTCGTTCATCTACCAGGACGAGGCCGCTGCCAAGATTGCGGGCGTCGTCGAGGGCGCGAACGTCACGTTCGGGTTCACCGCCCAAACCGGGGACCGCGTGGCCGGCGCCTGGGACGACCGCAACATCGGGTTGCGTGGTGGCCGCATGGTCCGCTCCGGCGAAACCGTCAAGGAAGTCATCTGCGCCCCCGCCCTGGGTTTCTACCTCAAGGACGTGATCACCCCCTAACACCAGCGAGCGAGGCGGCAGGGGCGCCCCCGGATGGCGCGGCAGTGGTACGGGGCCATCCGGGTAGGCGGATCAAACAGAGAGGAAACCATGGATCAAAACGATGAGCAGGTCGAATTCGAGGTTATCGCGCCTGTGCGGCTATATCGCCGCTCTCGCGCCGTGGGCGAGCACGTGCTGGCCCTGGAAGACGACGTCCGCGACCAGATCGGCACCACCCTTGTCCGTGTTGCCGCCGGGCCTGATGACCCGGACAGCTCGCAGCAGCACGCCACCGACCAGGCCGGCCCCGCGAACCATGACCCCGCGTTGGAACCGCAGAATGCGGCGAACGCGGGACAAGCCGGGAAAGACGCCGAGCCGGACAAGGTCGTCGA